TCCACACGCACGCCGCCGCGAAATCCGACCCCCGAGGTTTTCCGATGCCATCCAGACCAGGGCGGCCACCGAAGACCGTCGAACAGAAGCGCCGCACCGGGAACCCAGGCAAGCGTGAGCTCAAGGTGCTCCCACCCGTCGCCCCCATCCGTGCGGCCGTCGTAGAGATCACCGCCGAGGAAGCCGTGCGCCGGGTACTCGAGGCCGGCTACTGGCTGGCCGACAGCGACGCCCCCACCGTGGCACTGCTGCGCGACGCCGTCGAGGACTACGCCCGCATCCGGGCGATCGAGGGCATGCCGGCCAAGGAGGTCCGAGACGCCAGGGCCGAGGTGGCCCGCCTCGCCGCGGACTGCGGGTTCAACCCGTCGGAGCGTTCCCGTCTCGGCCTGGCCGAAGTGACAGCGAGGTCGAAGCTTGCCGAGATCCAGCGCAACCGAGCCGCCTCCGGGCAGTGACGCCGAGAGCGTCATCGACTTCATCGGTGGCCTGTGCCGGGTCACGAAGGGTCGGGGCGCCGGCCAGCTGATCGACCTGCGGGAGTGGCAGAAGCAACTGCTGGTCGACCTGTTCGAGCAGCGGCCCGATGGGTTGCGCCGCTACCGCCGTGGCCTGATCGGCCTGCCCCGCAAGAACGGCAAGTCCGCCATCGGGGCCGGGATCGCCCTGTGGGGGTTGCTCGCCGCTGGGGAGCCGGGTGCCGAGGTGTACTCGTGCGCCGGGGACCGCGACCAGGCCCGGATCGTGTTCGGGATGGCGAAGCGCATGGTGGAGCTTGAGCCCGAGCTTGCCGACGTGGTGAAGCTGTACCGGGACGCCATCGAGTACCCCGACATCGGCGGCGTGTACCGGTGCCTGTCGGCAGAGGCGTACACCAAGGAGGGGCTGAACCCTTCACTGGTCATCTTCGACGAGGTTCACGTCCAGCCCAACCGGGAGCTGTGGGACGTGATGACGCTCGGGTCCGGTGCTCGCGAGCAGCCGTTGATCCTGGGCATCACGACGGCCGGTGTGAAGTCGGACGCGACCGGGGGCGACAGCCTCTGCTACGAGATGTACCAGTACGGCAAGCAGGTCCGCTCCGGCGAGGTCGACGACCCTTCGTTCTTCTTCAAGTGGTGGGAGCCCGCCGCTGGGCCCGAGGCAGACTGGCGTGACCCGGCGACGTGGCACGAGGCGAACCCCGCTCTCGCTGATGCCGACCCGTTCCTGTTCCTTGAGGACTTCGAGACGTCGGCGCGCACCACCCCGGAGAACGAGTTCCGTACGAAGCGTCTGAACCAGTGGGTGTCGTCGACGCAGGCGTGGCTGCCGCAGGGCGCGTGGGACGCGTGCGAGGACAAAGCCCGTGTGGTCGCTGACGGCGAAGAGATCACGGTCGGGTTCGACGGGTCGTACTCGGGTGACTCGACCGCCCTTGTCGGCTGCACCACCAACGACCCGCACCTGTTCGTCATCGACGCCTGGGAGCGCCGCGACTCCGACGACCCGAACTGGCGGGTGCCGATCTCCGAGGTGGAAGAGGCGATCCGCCGGGCGTGCGCCCGCTGGGACGTCCGCGAGGTCGACTGCGACCCGTACCGGTGGCAGCGGTCGATGCAGGCCCTCGAGGAGGAGGGCTGGCCGATCGTGGAGTGGCCGACCGGTTCGCCGGCCCGGATGGTGCCAGCCTGCGCCAAGTTCTACGACGCCGTGATGGAACGGCGGCTCACGCACGACGGCGACCCTCGCCTCGCCCGTCATATCGACCATTGCGTCCTGAAGACGGACGGGAAGGGGCCTCGCATCGTGAAGGAGCACAAGTACTCGCCCCGCAAGATCGACCTCGCCGTGTGCGCGGTGATCGCGCACGACAGGGCCACGTTCGCCCACGAGGCACCTGGCGAAGTCTGGTTCGCGTTCACTTGACCCGCCCGTCTGTTCTCGCCCTCGTCGGGTTCCTGATCGCCTCCGGCCTGCTCACCGCGGGTGCCGCCTGGTTCTCCGTCGGCGCCGGCATGGTCGTCGCCGGGCTATGCGTCGCTCTGGTCACGGTGCTGGCGTTCTTCGACGTGGGAGGTGAAGCCGAGTGAAGCTGATCGACCGGCTCACCTCTCCGCCAACCCAGGCGCGGGACATGACCCTCACGGGGTACGCGGACCTCGTCGCCAAGTTCGGCGGGTTCAACTACATGCTCGGCGGGAACACCGCCCAGCTTCCTGGCGTGCCGTCGGAGTCGTGGGATGGGACGTTCGAGGCGATGGTCCGAGGCGTGTACCAGCGCAACGGGATCGTGGCTGCGTGCATCACTGCCCGCATGACACTCAGCTCCGAGGCGCGGTTCAAGTGGCGTCGCCTGAACGACCGGACCATGTTCGGCGACCAGAACCTGTCCATGCTCGAACGGCCCACCCCGAACTCGACTGCGGGGGACATCCTGGCCAGGTTTGAGCAGGACGCATCGCTCGCCGGGAACGGCTACCGGGTGCGGATCGGACGTGAGCTGCACCGTGTGCGCCCAGACTGGATGCACATCATCCTGGGGTCGAACATGGCGGACCCCTACGAGATCGTAGACGCCCCGGACGCGACGGTCGTCGCGTACGCGTACCTGCCAGGGGGTCCTGCGGGGAAATATGAGCCACGGTTCTTCCTGCCCCGAGAGGTGGCCCACTATGCGCCGGAGCCGGACCCGCTGGCCCGGTTCCGTGGCCAGTCGTGGATCACGCAGGTCCTCACGGAGATCGACACGGACCGCCAGCTCACCCAGCACAAGGCGAACTTCTTGGAGCGCGGGGCGACGCCGTCGTTCGCGATCCGTTACCCGGAGACCTTGAAGGACCGTGAGAAGCAGCAGGACGTGGTCGCTGGGTTCCGCGAGCAGCACGAGGGCGCCGCGAACGCATGGAAGGCGCTTCACCTGTTCGGTGGTGCCGACCCGATCCCGATCGGTGTCGGGCTCAAGGATCTCGACTACAAGAACGTGCAGGGCGCCGGTGAGACCCGCATCGCGTCGCGTGCCCGGGTGCCGGCGTCGGTGCTCGGGATCTCCGAGGGCTTGGCCGGCTCGGCGCTGAACGCCGGGAACTTCAACCAGGCTCGCCGCCAGTTCGGCGAGCAGTACGCCTACCCGTCGTGGCGCCTCATGTGCGAGGCGCTCGCCCCGCTCGTCGCGGTGCCCGCCGGATGCGAGCTCTGGTACGACACGACCGACGTGGCGTTCCTCCACGAGGACGCCAAGGACGCCGCTGAAGTCCTCAACACACAGGCCCAGGCGATCCGCACGCTGACCGACGGCGGGTACGACCCGACTGCGGTGGTGCGTGCGGTCACCGGCGGCGACCTCTCGAACCTCGTCCACACCGGCCTCGTGCCAGTGCAGTTGCAACTGCCAGGCACGGACCCCACCAGCGGCCAACCAGCGCAGGCCAACACCAACGGAGCTGCCTGACAATGGATGCCCCCCGCGACGACCTGTTCCGCTCGACGCCGCCGATCGAGGTCCGTTCCTCCGAGGACGGCCGCATGACACTGTTCGGCCACTTCTCTGTGTTCAACCGGTGGACCGAGATCGACAGCGTCTGGGAGGGACGGTTCATGGAGCGCATCGCCCCCGGTGCGTTCGCCAAGACGCTCAACGAATCGGGCATGAAGGCGAAGATCCAGTGGAACCACGGCCGCTCCGACCTGCTGCGTGACGTCCTGATAGCGAAGCCGCTCATTGCGCGCGAGGACCAGCGGGGCGGCTACTACGAGGCCGAGTTGTTCCGCGGCCTGCCCGAGTGGCTGTACGAGGGCCTACGGGAGAACGTCTACGGGGCGTCATTCCGCTTCGGCGCCGTCCGCGAGGAGTGGGTCGACGAGCCCGGCCGTTCCGAGCACAACCCGGAGGGCCTGCCTGAGCGGACCGTCACCGAGGCCCGAGTCCCCGAGTGGGGGCCTGTGTCCTGGCCCGCCTACGACGACGCCACAGCGATGGTGCGGTCGCTGTCGGACCGCTTTCACGATCTCAGCACCTCCGCCGACCGCGCCGCCCTTGTGGCACCCGGCCGGACGGACGCCGCTACCCCCAGCAGCAACCCCGACGCCGACGACAGCGCCAGTCACCTCGAGGGACCCACCACCCGTGAGCGCCGCCTTCGCGCGCTCCAACTTCGAGGAGTGATCCTTCCATGAACCTTTCCGAGCAGGCCGCGCGGCTCACCGAGCTCCGCGACCAGATCCTGACCCTGGCCGACACCGACGGGGACCTGTCCGACGAGGACGCCGCCCGGTACGCCGAGCTCAACACCGAGTTCGACGAGCTGCGCGCCGCCCACGAGGCCGACTTCGTCCGTGCCGCCGAGTACGCCCAGCGCGTCGACGCGGTCCGCAACTTCGAGGCCGGCGCCTTCGAGGCGCCCGAGGAGCGCCGCGCCCCGGCGTTCCACCGCGAGGTCGACGCGTTCGACGAGTCGTACCGCGCCGAGGTCGGCCCTCGTGAGGCCGCGACCCGTGCGATCGGCGAGTCACGCCACATCGACGCCGACGCCCAGGCCGAGGCCACCCGCAAGCTGGCCCTCGGCTACACCGACCCCGACAACATGCGGGGCTTCGACGAGTACCTACTCGTCCACGGCTCCGACGCCTACACCTCGGCGTTCCTCAAGATGACGTCGGGCCGCGGCTGGGACCTGACCGACGCCGAGAAGCACGCCTTCCGCACGGCGCAGCGTTGGGACGAGAACCGGGCCATGACCCTCACCGCCGCCAACGGTGGTGCGCTCATCCCGTCGTTCCTCGACCCGACCGTCATCCTGACCAACTCGGGCACCATCAACCCGCTCCGGGCGATCTCCCGGGTCGAGTCTGTGATGACCAACGTGTGGACCGGTGTGACCAGCGCCGGCATCACGCTGGCGTACGGCACTGAGGCCGGTGACTCAAGCGACGTCGCCGCGACCTACCAGTCGCCCTCGGTGACCTGCTACAAGGCATCCGGCACCGTCCCGGTCAGCATCGAGGCCTTCGAGGACATCCAGGGTCTCGGCGCCGAGGTGGCCCGGGAGATCGCCGACGCCAAGGACCGGCTCGACGCGCAGGTGTTCACCAAAGGCACCGGCTCGAACCAGCCCATCGGCGTGGTGACCGCCCTCTACGGCGAGACGACCCTGTGGTCGTCGCACACCACCAACAGCGCCATGACGGCCACCGACGTCCTCAACGCCCAGAACACCCTGCCGGCCCGCTGGCAGAACTCGGCGTCGTGGATCGGTTCGCTCCACTACCACAACCGGGTCCGCCAGTTCGGCACCGCCTACTACGGGCAGACCCGCGAGTTCGGCCAGCCGATCAGCGACAGCATCCTCGGCCGCCCGGCCTACCAGGCGTCGGACATGTCGACCGCTCTGTCGTCGGTCACGAACGTCGCGTGGGTCTACGGAGACTTCAGCAACTTCCTGATCGCCGACCGTGTCGGCATGGCCGTGGAGTTCATCCCGCACCTGTTCAGCGCCGGCAACACCCTGCCGAACGGGCGCCGCGGCTGGTACGTCCACTACCGCAACGGCTCGGACGTGGTGAACAACACCGCGTTCGTGCTGTCGGTCAACCCGGGCGCCTGATCGCCCCTCCCCGGTAGCTGCGGCCGGGGGCACTGCTGCCCCCGGCCCGGCTGCTGGCCTTCAGCGCAAGGAGAACAACCATGCTGTACCGCGCCACGACGCACGCATCGCTGTACGTCGAAGCCCTCGACCGTGAGGTCGAGATCAACCCGCACACGGTGCTCGACGACCGGGACAAGGACGCCGCCAAGGTGCTGCGGACCCGCCCCGATCTGTTCGAGCGGGTGGAGTCGGAGACGGCGACAGCCGCCCCCGGCGAGCGTCGCAACACGGCCCGCCGCCGTGGCTGACTGGCAGCAGCGGCTGGCGGAGGTCAACCGTCCCGGCAAGTCGAAGGTCGTCATCGCCCACCTGCACCCCGGTGAGGTGTCGACCATCTTCGAGGAGTCGCTGGTCAACACCCTGAACTTCGACCTGGCGCACGACCAGCGCCTCTACCGGCCCGGTCAGCTCGGCCTGCTGTCGATCCAGGCCGGCGCAGGGTCTATCGCCCGTGGCCGCAATCAGGCTGTCGCCGGGTTCCTCGAGGGGCACCCCGGAGCGGACCTGTTGGTGTTCATCGACTCCGACATGGGGTGGGACGCCGACGCAGTGCACCGCCTCGCCGACCAGATGGACGACAACGGTTGGCCGATCCTGGGGGGCCTGTGCTTCACGCACGCCCTGGTGGGTCGTTTCGAGGGGCACGCTCCGGCCGAGGAGATGCACCCGACCCTGTACCTGTGGGACGACGAGCAGAAAGGCTTTGAGCCGCAGTTCTCGTACCCGCCGGACACGGTGGTGACGGTGGGTGCGACCGGCGGGGCGTTCCTGATGATCTCGCGTGCGTGCCTTGAGGCGCTGCGCGACGCCGAGGGTGACGAGTGGTTCTCGCCGATCATGGTGGAGGGCAATCCCCGTCCGTTCGGTGAGGACATGTCGTTTTGTGCCCGGTCGCGGTCGCACGGGTTCCCGACCAGGGTGGACACCGGCACCCGGATCGTGCATCACAAGTCGCAGTGGATCACCGAGGACGAGTACGTCCACTCGCGCCGCCCGGCTTCGTCGGCGGTGACGGTGGTCATCCCCATGAAGGACCGGCTCGAGCTCACCCAACGCCTGATCGGCGACTTGCGTGGGCAGGGCGGTTACACGGACATTCTGATCTTCGACAACGGGTCGGAGGACCCTGCGACCCGCGCATGGTTGGAGTCGCAGAACGTTGCCGACGTGTTCGACGCGTCGGGGCTCGGCATCCACGAGATGTGGAACGCAGGCCTGGACGAGGCGGCTAGGCGTCACCGTGGCCTCGCTGACGTGGTGCTGTTGAACAACGACCTGCGTGCCGGGCCTCGGTTCCTGCGCCGTCTGGTGGGCGGGATGCGCTCGTCGGACGCGATGGCGGTGTCGGGCAACTACGACGGCCGACCGGGTGTCGGTGTGCAGCAGGTCCACGGGATCTGCGCCGGCCGTTACGACGGCTCAGGTGGACTCGCCGGGTTCGCGTTCGCGTTGCGAGCCGAGTGGCTTGCGACCGGTTACCGGTTCCCGACCGAGGCGAAGTGGTACTTCGGGGACAACGACCTGTGCGCGTCGATCGAGGCCGCCGGGGGTTGGTACGGGGTCGTGTTGGACGCCCTGGTCGAGCACGTTGACGGGGGGTCGAACACGTTCGGTTCGCCGGTTGGTCCGTCGTTCGACGCGGACCGTGAGGCGTTCTTCGAGCGGTGGCCGGATCTTCGTCCGGCTGCCTGAGTTCGCACGCAGCGCATCGTGCATTCAAGGGGTTGGGGGAGGGGCGCTGCCCTCCCCCTTCCGCCCTCAGCGCAAGGGGAAGTCATGTGGACTCTGTTGGTGCTCGGGCATCGTGACCCGGGGCTGTACCGGGATCGGTGCATCCGCCAGTTGGACGAGGTGGTCGGCCTGTCGTTCTTCGACCGGCTGATCTGCTCGTACGACGGCCCTGGCGTGTCAGCAGCCGCCGACACGCACGGGCCGTGGGAGCAGCTCGCCACGGGCCGCAGGAGCGGTCTGACGGCCAACGTGCAGCAGGCGTGGGACGCACTCGGTGATGACGAGTGGGTGTTCCACGTTGAGGAGGACTTCCTGGTCCTCGACGCCCCGTTGGACCTTATGCGCGACTTCCTCGCGGCTCATCCGTGGGTGGCGCAGATGGTGCTCGAGCGTCAGCCGGTGAACCCGTCGGAGTGGGCGAACGGCGGCCTGTTGGGTGCCGACAACATCCCGACGTGGAAGCAGGGGTGGCGGACCGACTCGCGAATGGGCCCGTGGCGACAGCAGGACCACTTGTTCAGCTTCAACCCGTGCGTCTACCACTCGTCGATTGCGACGGTGGCGGGCACGGAGACGCAGGTGACGGAGCGCCTTCGAGCGGACTGGTACAAGTTCGGGTTCTGGGGCGCCCAGGGTGACGCCCCCCGGTGTGAGCACATCGGGGTGGAGGGCGGCATGGGCTCGCCCGGGTGGCGGGCATGAACGGGGAACTGGTGGAAGCGCCCCAGATCGACAGTCTTGCAGCCCTGTCGCTGGCTGAACTTGCTGCTGAAACCAACGAGCAATACAAGCTCGGGGTCGACGCTCTCCGTCGCTCGTGGGAGCACGGCATAAGGACGGGTGAAGCGCTACTTGAGGCGCGCTCTCGCCATACGGGAAATGGCGATTGGCTCAAGTGGTGCGAGGAAAATCTTGAGTTTGGCTATCGCGACGCAGCTCGCTTCATGCGGTGGGCGCACTACAAGGACCAGGTCCCGGTTGCTGAGCCTTACACCCAGCGCCGCGAGCGAGAAGTACTTCACGGTCTACCGGCGCTACCACGAAACACGTGGCGATTTGTCATTGAGGAAGGGGTCAGGGACGAGGCTGTCGCGCTGTGGAAGGGCGGCATGACCAAGGTGCAGATCGCCAAGAAACTTGACATCAGCAAGGATTCGGTGGACAGGTTTGTTCGCCCTGACGCTTATGCGAAGAAGAAGATGCTGGCAGCGCGCGAGCGTCGCCGCAAGCAAGCGGCCGCCACGAAGGCATTGGAACAGAAGGAACGGGCTGAGTCAGTTCGCCGCTGCGGCGGCGACGTGTCTGTGGCATACGGGCAACTACGCAAGGCCGCCGCGGCAATCGACGCAGCATTGCCAGAAGCCGCGACGCCCGAGATCCGCGCCTGCCTTCGTGCGGCGCTGTCACACGTACACCAGGCCGAAGACGAGATCGGCAAGGCGGTGCGTGGGGCATGACCGTCTACATCCTCGGCAACGGCGGCCACGGCCAGGACATCGCCGACATCGCGCGATCCACCGGCACGATCCCGTCCATGCACGACGACGACCCCGCCAAGGGGCGACCGCTGCCCGAAGGCGTGCCGTACCACATCGCCATCGCTGACCCGCACAAGCGCGCCGAGCGGGACACGCCCGACAACATGCCTTACGGGATCTGTGACCGCACGGCGGTCGGAATCCTGAACGTCTGGGGCACCGCCTGCGTCATCGGCGCGGGTACCACGATCGGCCCCAACGTCAGGCTTGGGCGACACACGCACATCGGCGCAGGCTGCACCCTCACCCGCACCACGATCGGCGACTACTGCCAAATCGCCCCCGGGGTCGACATCGCCGGGGACGTCACCATCGGCGACCGGGTGTTCGTCGGGGTCGGCGCAACCATCAAGAACCTGATCACCATCGGCGACGACGCCGTGATCGGCGCCGGTGCCGTCGTCATCCACGACGTGCCCGCCGGGGCGACCGTCGCCGGGGTGCCCGCCCGGGTCATCCACGGCCGGAGAGTCGCATGAGCTTCGTCCTGGGACTACTGGTCGGGTTCTTTCTGGCGACGTGGCTGGTCTGCGTGACGCTCACCGCGCTTATCCGCTTCATAGACCCAGAAGCGTGGGATGCGGCGCAGGACAAAGAGTGGGAACGGAAGATGCGCCGGTGACCGTCATCGCCGTGACGATGGTCAAGGACGAGGCCGACGTCATCAGCGCCACCATCGCCCAACTCTTCGCCCAAGGCATCGACCACATCATCGCCGCCGACAACCTCAGCACCGACCGCACCCGCAGCATCCTCGAGCGGTACGACGACCTCACCATCGTCGACGACCACGAACCCGGCTACTACCAAGCCGACAAGATGACCCGCCTCGCCCACCAGGCATACGACATGGGCGCCGACTGGGTCCTCCCCTTCGACGCCGACGAGATCTGGTACGCCGAAGGCGCCACCATCGCCGACGCCCTCCACCACGCCACCGCCGACGTCATCATGGCCGCAGGGTGGGACCACATCGTCACCACCGAAGGCGACCAGCCGTTCAGCCCCTGGCGACGCGCACAGCCCCAGACGCTGTGCAAGGTCGCCTTCCGGGCCCGACCCGACGCCGAGCTCAACATGGGCAACCACGACGTACGCCCGGCGCACCTCACCCGCGAGAGCGGCACGCTCCGCTACCGGCACTTCCAGTACCGCAGCCTCGCGCAGATGACCCGCAAGCTCCGCAACGGCCGCGCCGCCTACGAGGCCGCCGACATCCACCCGATGCACGGCACCCACTGGCGCGAGGGCGGGGCGCTGTCCGACGACGAGCTGGCCGCCAAGTGGGACGCCCTGTGCTCCGAGGAGGGCCTGGTGTTCGACCCGGTCCCGTGGGGCGCACCGTGACCGTCTCCGTCATCATCCCCACCCTCGACCCCGACGCACCACTCACCAAGCAGTGCCTACGCCACATCGGCGACGGCCCCGAGGTCATCGTCGCCCACGACACCAACCGCACCGGGTTCGCCGCCACCTGCAACCGGGGCGCCACCCAAGCCACCGGCGACGTGCTCGTGTTCCTCAACGACGACACCATCCCCCAACCCGGATGGCTCGACCCACTCGCCGCCGCAGTGCGCGACGACACCATCGCCGGGAACCTCCTCCTCTACCCCGACGGCAACGTCCAGCACTCCGGAGTGTTCCTGCGACGCCGCGGCCCCTACCTCGAGGCCTACAACCGCCGCACCGCCGCCCCCGCCAACGAGGTGCCCGCCGTCACCGGCGCCTGCCTCGCCATCGCCCACACCACATGGGACCGCCTCGACGGGTTCGACGAGGGGTACCGCAACGGCTACGAGGACGTCGACCTCTGCCTCCGCCACCGCCAAACCGGCGGGCGCGTCTGGTACGCCCCCGACTCCGTCGTCGTCCACGTCGAATCCCAATCCCCCGGCCGGTTCGACCACGTCGACCACAACGTCCGACTCCTGAACGAAAGGTGGGGTGACCTTGGCTGTGTATGAGCAGAAGCCCGGCAAGCTCGACCTGACCCTCGTCGCCGGCGACGACTTCGCGCTGCCGCTCACCATCACCGGCGACCGGTCCGCGTACACGTTCACAGCGAACCTCGAACCGACCCCCGGAGGCACGTCGGTGTCGTTCACCGCAGGGTCCGCCACCTACTCGGCAGGCACCGGGCTCACCTCCCTCACCCTCACCCTCACGTCGACACAAACCGATCCGCTCACCGGGTCATACGTGTGGGCAGCAAGGTGGACCGACGGGTCGTCCAAGCTCCGCACGTTCCTCGCAGGCGACGTCCGGGTGCAGTCCGAGGTGGTCGGCTGATGGGCATCACCGTCACCCCGTCGGTGTTCGACGTGACCGCCACCTCGTCACCCGTGGCCGTCACCGTCACCGGCGAGAACGGTGCCGCAGGCCAAGACGGCCAAGGGGTTCCCGCCGGCGGCAGCTCCGGCGAGGTGCTGACCAAGCAGTCCGGCACCGACTACGACACCGACTGGCAGCCCGCATCG